ATGGATGAACTAGACAATAACAAATTAAAGGCAGAGGATGACGAAAGAGAAGTGGAAAGTGAGGAAAATCAGCGTGGTGAAGAGATCGAAGTAAATGAAGATCGCCTTCCCTCGCGGGCGATGGCGATCCATGAACATATTCGCCAGGAAGGGGAAAAAGAGATGGAGCGCGATGCGCTGGCCCTGCTATGGTCAGCGATTGCGGCCGGCCTGTCGATGGGGGCCTCCCTGCTGGCGAAGGGAATTTTTCACGTCAAACTGGAGGGGATCCCGGGCGGTTTTTTGCTGGAAAACCTCGGCTACACCTTCGGCTTTATTATCGTAATTATGGCCCGCCAGCAGCTGTTCACTGAAAATACGGTCACCGCCGTTCTGCCAGTGATGCATAATCCCACCCTCGGTAACGTCGGTTTGCTGATGCGGCTATGGTCGGTGGTGCTGGCGGGCAATCTCATCGGTACCGCGGTGGCCGCATGGGCCTTCAATTATATGCCTATTTTTGATGAGCCAACCCGTCAGGCCTTTGTCAGCATCGCCGAAGACGTAATGAAGAACAGTCCGACAGAGATGTTCGCTAATGCGATTATTTCCGGCTGGCTGGTCGCCACCATGGTCTGGATGTTTCCTGTCGCCGGCGCCGCCAAAATCGTGGTGATTATTCTCATGACCTGGCTTATCGCCCTGGCGGATACCACCCATATTGTGGTGGGCTCGGTCGAGATCCTTTATCTGGTGTTTAATGGAAATCTGCCCTGGAGCGACTTTATCTGGCCGTTCGCCCTGCCGACCCTGGCGGGAAATATCTGTGGTGGGACCTTCATCTTCGCACTGCTGAGCCATGCGCAGATCCGTAACGATATGAGCAGCAAGCGAAAAGCGGAAGCCCGCGCCCAGGCGGCGGAGAAAGGGAAAAAGGCCGACCGGGCATAAAAAAAGCGCCCTGAGTGGCGAGGGTTTAAGCAGTCAGACGGTATGGCTCTTACTCAGGCGGGCAAAAAACGCTATACTCGTGCCGCCTTGTCCCCTTAGTTAAATGGATATAGTTATAAAACAATTTAACATATTGTTTTAAAAAGAGAAATATCAAAATAAGTCACTTTCATTGTACTCGTTTATGTACACAAAATCCGTTGACTTTATATGACAGGACATTCGTCATCATTAGGCCAAGCTCGATTGATGACGAATGTCACCACCCCGACAACTGTAACATCATCCAAAGCCTCGCCTTCCAGAGCCTCCCCGTCTCTTGTAATAAATGCCCGGCCCATAATTTTTGCAAAATCTGTGCCTCCGCCGTATTGAATTAAAACGGTATCTCCTTGCTTTGGTTTACCGGAGACATCGACTACGGTGTAACCAGTTTCTGTCTGAACGAGCCTAGTATTTGGGCCGGTACCGCAGAGTTTATCGACGGTCAGTCGTACTTCTACATAGTCTGCTGCTGGCGACGGAAATCCCACGTTATAGCCCTCCGTTCGGGTTGTATAACTGGAACGTGCGCTCATCGCCTTCCTGCGTTGAGACATCCCGGAATGTCGTCACATAGTGCTCTATCCACTGGTTAGCCTGGCGTGGCGACCAGTGCCAGTTAACTTTTGCGAGTTCCTGGATAAAACCGGAAGTTGTCACGGTGCGGCGGCCATTAGGCTCACTGACAATTGCCTGACGCCAGGCTGTTTCGATATCTGAGTTTCGCGGCATAACTTCACCTCCTGAAAATACTGTTTTTATATACAGTAGATTCATTGAGAGATCTGATCAATACAGGTTCCAGCTATCGATCAGGCGCACCGACGCAACATAATGATTCTTCGGAACCTAGCAGGTACTTGTAGGCTGTCTTCACCTTTCCCCTCATCACACTCCTGCTGACGATTGGACCTCCTTTCCTCATGGTGAAGTAGTAACCGCATAAAAAAAGGCACCTATTAGGTGCCTTTTTAATATACTTTCTTAGCAACGAACCAAGAAAGCCCAAGCCTCGTAGCCATAATCATGCGCATCAAGGACTTTTGCGGACTTCCCGCGAACCTTACGGTAGCGACAGAAGACCCAGCGGAATCCCTTCGGAGCCGCTTTTGAAACAACTGACTTTAAACCCATCCATAAACACCTCCTTACCGAGAGAGATTTTTCCTTGAACCTACTCTCCCGAAGTGTTATGTTCGGGTTGCTTATAGAGAAGTTCACGGTGCGATGCCTCTTGGTATCATCGCCTAGTTAAACCCTGATGGTTGGCGCCGTCAGGGTTTTACTTTTTTAATAACTGTTTTTGATAATCTGCTGCGTGTGCAGAAACCCCACACGCTTCAGCTATTTCTTCTACAGACATGGCTCTTAGTAGAGCTGCATGGCTGTAGGGGACGAGCAACTCTCCACTAAAGCACTTTGCCTGCCACTCGCTGCTTTCAAAAGCTCGAATTTCCACTCCTGGCTCAGCTCGAGCAAAAGCAATATTTTTATGCATTAGTAGATGTCCAATCTCATGAGCAACCGTCATACGATCACGCCCGTTTCCTTCATGAGCTCCCTCATAAACATCTTCACGAAGGATGATCAGCGAGTCCTGAGGCATAGTTAGCCCATGTGTCCCCCCCATCTCCTTTTCAGAAGCTGTTTCAAACGAAAAGTTAGGTAAGATCTGCGGTAGTGCGAACTCCAGCATTTCAATTACGGGAAAATACAAATCATGTATTTTCAGCATCGAGCGTAATTTGCTTGTTAAACCACGCACCGCGTTGCGGCTTAAAGGTGGTACTCGATAATCTTGTCCGCTCAAACAGAGCCTCCTACTTATTGTTTTTTAGTTAACAATTCACGTAGACGTTTAAACTCATCATCACTTAATTCATCGAAATTACGTGCAAATGCCATCGCTACTTCACGAGCATTTTGATTCTTACCCGATAGATTAATCTCAACAGATTGTTGAGAATCACGCGCCGCTTTTGTTAACTCATCTCCTGCATGAACGCCTTCATTAGTGAAATAGCTAATGATACTTTTCAATACAGGATCGGTTACAGCCCGCTTTCCTGTTTCAATTGCTGAGAGGTAAGACGAGGTCACGCCCATAGCATCAGCCATGCTTTTCAGCGTGACACCGACGTCTATACGTAATTTCCTTACTTTCTTACCAAACGGCGTTAACATATTTTTGCCTCTCTAATGTGCGTGAGAGTCAGGTACAACTCGACTCTGAGTGCAAGATAACAAGCCGCAGATGAAAAATCAACTGATTTCTGTTAATTTTTGCATCGAGCTTTAGTTCATCAATGTAGACAGATGATAGTTCATATTGTTCTACTTAGCTTGCCAGAGAATGCTAAAAGTACTTGCGATATCCCATTACTCATTGATGTATATAGATACAAGTACCTTGCGACATCGGAAATGGAGCAGCTTCAGCGTTATGAAAGCTGCTCCACGGGATTTCTGGGGGCGTATAATCAAGGCTCTGAAGTTATAGCAAATTGCTCATCTGAGGGCTCTGGCATACAGTTCGCAGGTGAGCAAACTTAACCGGCAGGGAAATATTTATAAATCGTCTTCACCCCCTCCTATTACATCGGCTACCGACCCAATGTTTTAACTGCTCAGACCAGAAATATCTGGAAGCTTTAGGCATCTTCTTGGAAGATAGATGAGCGCAAAGACGCACACAGCAATGATGTTATGTAGTATTTTCCCCTTGAGTGTGCCTGCTCAAGGGGATTTTTTATCGCCGTATTGTACTGGCAAATATTTGTAAATCGTCTTCACTCCCAGGCCTGTCACATCGGCCACACGCTACTAGACGGGCGCTTAGTCCGGTATGTTTCTCGCGCTACTACTGCTTACGTTAACGTCTGGTAATGATCTAGCGGCGCGACGTAAAGCGGCGTTGAAAGCAATTATAGTGACCGGCCGGCGATGGTACTTCACACGGTTAGAATGGCTCTGAAATAAAAAAACATCTTCTGGATAGCGTTCTCTTCTACGAGCAATCATCGCCTCCACTGGAGGGGTTGATTTAACACGTAGCTCCTTCAGGTGACCCTGTTTTCGTATCAGTATCAAGTCACCATCAATATCATCATATCGAATACTCAGCAGCCTTCCAGCGCTTAAACCCGTGTGAAAAATTAACGCCCACAAGTCAGCCCATGTATCTGAGATGGAAACAAGATTGCTGTTAATAGTTAAAAATTGCTCAAAACTTATTGTTTTCTTACCGTTCACGAACAAACCAAACTGTTTTCAAAGCTGAATGAATTGATTAAGCCAAACGTAACATATCAGGAAAAGTAGTGAAATCTTTGCCTTCAAGTCGCCGGGAGGTACTTGTAGATTGTTTTCACGTCTACACCTATCACATCTGCGATCTGTTGCCGGGTAGTGCCGTTCTCCAGCATTCGGCGGCACCGCTCCACCACTTCTTCAGTCATTACCCGGCGGCGTCCGCCGACTCTCCTCTGCTCCATCGCTGCGGACCTACTCGGATGCATTCGGCAGAATTCTAGGCCGTGATTTTTCCAATCCTCTCCATCAGATATGCCATGATGACATCCAGAGCGCTGGTCCCATATGCATATTTGCCGGGGAAAACCAAACATTCTGACAAAACGGATGTTAACGGAGACACTGAACCATTGCCTGCTCCGCCAATACTCATTTTTTGAGACGGGCTATACGCTGGGATTGTATAGCCTGTAACTTGTCGGCTGGTCACGGCAGACTGATCTGACCGCTGGTATGCAATTGCATAGGATCCAGCAGCCTTGTTAGAGCACATAACTACAGCGCAGAATAAAGATTGCCCCATATTGTTAGGAGTAAATGCCAGATCGGCCTCGATCCCTCCATTCAGAAAAATCGGGAATGAACCTGCTGACGTTGTACGAATGCCGACGCCATGAGGTGTGCTTTCCTGAGTTGCGATAACCGCTCTGTCCTGTGGCATAGCCGGAAGCGCCCCACCAGGAAGCTGGTAGATGAACGCAAACGTATTGATGTTTGCGTCCATAACCACTGCGGTATCACCAGCCATACCAGATGCACCGGAGAAATTAAGCCCCTGCAAAACAGAACCATTCAGCTTTGTGGATGGTTCGAGGGTATCCAGTGACTTGAACAGTCCACCATCTAATCGGTTAGAGATAGCTGCTACTTTTGCACCAGACCCCATTTTTAGAAACTCTGTCTTCACTGGCGTCCATACTGATGGGGCTAGTTCTGAGATCGCTTTCTCTGCCGCTGTTTGTGAGTACACAGGGAGTAAGGGGTTATTCAGTCCAGTTAGTGTGTAAATTAGTCTCATTTTTTATCCTCAGAAAACGTTAATTCTAAAAGCAGGGAGCCAGTCGTAGAGGGTTACAGATGTATCGTATACCCACGCGATTCCGGCAGAAGATCTTACACACCCTCGTGCGCCCAAGGTCTTACCAGACGGTTTCACCGTAGCCCCGCTCTGCAGCGGATTTTCAACGGTTGCGTAGGAAACCCGGCCAAAACGGCCAGAGGGGGCGGCCGCCAGGTTAATCAGCACCGCCTTACCGTCAGGGCTGATCGCGACGCTCGATATAGCAGGTGGAGCACCAGACTCATCCGTGTAGCTAAAGCCGTAATTGGCCAGACCGTCGGTGTTAATCGTAGTCGTGTCTATCGTCAGGTTGGTATACGATGGAATATTAATTTGTATCTGCGTTGGTGAGTTCCACACGAAACCGGTCGGAACCATTCCATACCAGCCGCTGGTAAACCACTCCTGGATAACGGCTCTCGCTACAGCAGCACCGCGCCGGTTCTGTCCTGCGCATGTCAGGTGAAGGCCGTCTGAAATAAAATCGTACTGGTACAAACAATTGACCAGCCTGAATTGCTCTTTTCCGTGCAATCGCGTCGACGCCAGCCGCACATATTGGCCTGTAAATGCACCATGCCCGTCATTGACATACCCCAGCTGGGTAATGGCGATAATCGGCGGTTCACTCTGACCTGTTCTGCCCATGATGTCGCTGATAACTTGACGCTGGTATTGATGAAGTCGCGCCTCATACATCCCCTCGCGTAGTCCAGACCAGTCCTCGTCCGATTCGCCCTGCATCCAGTCAACACACAGAACTATCGGTAGCCAGCCGCGTGCTTTACAAGCTGTTACGCAGTCCTCGATTGAGTCCAGCATGTATTGGTACACGGCATTACCGCGTTTCTGATATTCATACGCCTGTCCAGACTGAGCACAGACGATTGATAGCGTGCGCGGCATGACGCCGGTAGCTGCAGCCATATCGCGAATGAAGGTGTTCGCGAGGCCGCTTGCGGCCGTTTCTTTATCTGTTCCGCTTACAGCCTCAACCAGCGGCACCAGAGTAGTGCTGCGTGTCCCTGTGCGCCTAACCCCTCCGCTGAGCATGAAAGCGTTATCAGGATATATCGGCGTTGCTGCGACAATGGTTTGATCGGCGTCAGGACAATATCCTCGAGCGTTGGATTGCCCAGCAGTCACAAAGATAAAACATACAGGCACTGTCTCTGAGTACGGATATACCGTAGACCCTGACAAATGAAGTCCATACTCAGGGAGCTGGTTGGCATCATCGTCGCCACCACCACCGCCATTTCCGTTATTAACAGCTACCAGGCCACCGTCTGAGTAAATCCAGTGCTTCCCACCAACCGTATAAGCTTCAACGATCTGGTTTGTGGTTGAATCAACCGTCATCCGCCACACTTTTTCACCGCCAATAAACTGCGGTATAGAACCCTCCCGGCCCAGCGCATAGAGTTCTGATTCTTGTTGGGTTAAAAGTTCGTAATATTTTCCGTCAGGACCGATTTGAATTAATCTGCCGCTTGTATTTAAAAATGGAGCCACGCGGGCAGTCTCCGGATCATATGCTGCCAGGGTCACGCTGTCTGGCGATACCTGGTATGCGTAGTCGTCACGAACCATCCGCCGTCCGGTTGGCTGCAGCGTTCCAGCGAGGTTGATATACTCATCGGCCAGAGAGCTTCCGTCCTGACTGCGGACATAAGTTGTTGAACCTGCAGGAATATTCGCGATATCCGCCTGCGCAGCCTCAATCGTCATGTACTGCTTGCTGAGCGGAATGATGTTCTGCCGGATCTCATCGTTTTTCGCCATCATCTGGCGCCAGGTATCGAGCGGTTCACCGCCGCGGTCGTTAACCGTTCCTGCCGGACCGTTCACCAGTTCGTCAGCGCGCTTAACGTTGTCCAGGAAAATTTCAGGCGTCGTCGTTCCCAAAGGCGGGTTAAGTTCGGCCATGTTTTTGCTCCAAAAAAGGCGTTCGCCCAAACGAGGGTTTGAGCGAAAAGAGTTAATTAGGGGAGTTTTTGGTTTTAGGCGACGTCGCCAGGGTATGTGGCGTCGTCGTACTGGTAGAACGATTCCAGGTATTCTTTAGCGGTGACCTGGCATGTTCCGTCAGACTGCGGGGCGATCTCCTCTACAATGGCGTCGTAGACGTGGCGCGTTGAGCCGCAGAACACCAGGCGGATCGGCTCGATGGTTGCCGACGACAGGTCAACCTTCATCGGGTCATCAAACTCGCTCAGGTGCGGGACTGACAGCTGAAAATCGCCTACCCTGCTCGCCACCATCAGCCCGGATGCAGAACCATCCTGATAGCGGATCAGCGCGCGGGGATTTTCTAAAGACCAGTCCAGCGGCTCCGTGACGGTGAACGTTGTCACGCCACCCGCCGTTGTCATCGCCTCCACCAGACAGGAAATCGTGTTGTTACCCGGAATATCATCCGTCAGCACAATGCGATCGCCCGTGTTGTAGCACAGCGCGTCCAGCTCGGTAGTGGTCTGGAACGTCACCCGCTGCTGCAGGTATTTCATCAGGCGGCGCATCCCGATTTGGTAGGCGTGATCCTCATTCAGTACCCCATCGAGTTTGTAGGCCTCGATTTTCACCGGCGTAGGATTGTCTGGCGTCCGGCATTTAACGGTCTCCTCTGCCCAGGTAGTCCCGTTGATGTATGTCACGTCGACGCCATCAAAATCATCGTCAGACGGTACGGTAAATCCGCTCTGCAGCTCCTCCACCATCTCATGCGGAGTGATCACGCCGGTCCAGGGCTTAATCCCTTCCCTGCTTACGGTAGCCAGGCCATCACTCAGCAGAAAACGTGACTTCCCGGCGTTGGCTATCTTCTGCAGCATTTCCAGCGCTGAGATACTGTCGCCCGTGGCGAAATCGAAATACTCGCCCCGTGGCGTCCAGTACGCGGACTCCAGCGCGTTGATGGTGTCGGCATCCATCTCCAGCCCCAGCGAGTTCCCGACATGCAGCAGCGCCCCCGAAATGGTTCTGGCCGTTCCTGAGTCATAGGCGCGCGTGGCCACAACGTTAACGCGACGGTCTGACTGCGCCGCCAGCTTCCCGCCCGTCTCAACGGTCACCGCCATCAGCGACACGCCGGGATAGGATGAAGGTCGTGTCAGCAGACGCCCGCGCAGTGCCTGCCAGTACATCGAATCCCTGGCGTTGTTTGAGCCCTGCTCATTGCGCCGGCGACAGCGAACCTCTACCAGCCCTGGTGAGCTGAGGGTGATCCGCTCAGTGAATCCCAGCCCGTTGACGTTTTTAAGCGCATACTCTCCCTGGTGACTCACCCACCCCGATCCGGAACCGTAGACGCGATACTGAATCTCCCACTCAACATGCCGAAGCCGCTTTTTCCCCTTGCTGTCAAAGCCACAGATGCCGTTCGGGAAGGAGAAATTCACCTCGAACATATCGACGGTCTCATTTTCAGGGCAAACCAGGAACGGCCCCAGCCAGCTCAGCGTGTCGTTAAGACCAGTGGCCTCATAGTCGATCATCGTCCGGGCGGTGAATCCCGGCCATGACTCATCAACGGCACCGTTAACCAGGCGCGCCACCGTCGCCGTCGTGCCGTCGGCAGAGACAATGCGGTACTCATTCCCGCGGTGAGCAAGTGAAAGCCGTTGCACCCCCTCCGGCATCCCGGAGAATGCGGTGCCCGTGGCAGAGTTATAGGCGAGTGTCACATTCGCCGTTACCGCCGGGCTGCCGCCGGTTGATGCCGTGCCGGAGGTGTAAACCGGGGCATCACCGAAAACAGCTACAGGCAGCGAAGAGGACGTGATCGCCCCGCCCACGAACGGACTGGCCGCCTCGGTTATCAGTACGGTGCCGCCGTTGTCCTGCGCAACCAGGCCGGAGCCAGTGAGTCCCTCGGTAATGGCCGCCAGCAGTCCCGACATCGAGACGTAGTTAGCCACCAGCGACACCGGGTAGGTAACCCCCTGCCAGGTGATCGTGAACGTGCTGGAGCTGGTCGAAAAGTCGTAGGTGGTCGGGGCCGCACTGGCCTGGAGTTTTGCCGCACTCCCCCCGGCGCCGGGCACTGCAGCCTGACCGGGGGTATATGACGCGATAAACAGATCGTAATCGACTGAGTTAAACCCCAGGGTTACCGGCATACCTACTACCGGCGCGATCTCCGTCAGCAGCGGGCTGGCGATAACGCTGTATCCAGCCGCCGAAGTGATCTGGTAGTTAGCCGGGGCTTTCAGTTCGACCACTGCGCCAGCGACCCAGCTGGGCGGCAGAGCGTTGTCGTTCTCGTCATTATCGTCATCATCATCCGTATCCAGCCCCGTAAACGTCACGCTCGAACCGGATAAGGTCATGCTGTCTGCGATAATGTCATCTGCGTCCGGCGACGTCTGGGCCATATCCAGCCCGGTGCCGGATGACGTCCCGCCCACTTCGGTGGAGTTGACCCAGTTTTCGCTGCGCTCATCACCGGAAACGTCCGCGCCTGGCGGGTAATGGGTGCTGCTGAATCCCGGTAGCGTTGAAGCTGGCGTACTGCCAACCCGGATATCGCCATTGGTATAAATCAGATCACCGACACCGAGACACAGCAGCATCTGGACGCGCATTTTCGTAGGATCGGCGGCATCAAACCGGGTAACGGGCTGCACGACATAATCCGGATAAATACGCACGCGCCCAAAAACTTCACGAATCGCATCACCCAGTTTCGCGCTGTTTGCTTTAGCGGGGTTCAGGTCGAGGCTTCGACCTGTGGATGACGTATAGCCACCGGCATCAATGTTACTCATCATGAACAATGAATAAGCCGCAGATGCGACGGCAATGCCCACTCCTATCCAGGCAATTGTCGCGGCCTCAAGCCCGAAAGGCACCGGATAAAGCCTGACATCACTATCAGGGCGAATCACACACTTAGCCCACTCGCCTGGCGGAATTAACAGCCCCTCAACCTCAACGGTCAGCGGTGGGACATCCCGATCCTCGTAGCCTTCAACATTTGCCACCAGCCAGCTGCGAATACTGGTTACACCATGCTCATGCGTTTCGAGTGGTTCACCGGGAAGCCGGGACGGGTAAAAACGAATGGTCATTGCCAGAACTCCACTTTGACAAATCGCCGCTTAAACCGCGGCAACGGCAGAAAGGTGACGTTCGTTCCCGGATTGCATTCCGCCACATGCAGCAGACCATCGATACTGACCACGATCCCCACATGGGTGACGGCTGATCCGGAATAACAGGCCACCCCGGCCCCTTCGCAGGGCTCGCAGCGCTCAAGGGTAAGCATCATCCTGCGCGCTTCCCGGTCGAGGCCCCCGCCGTCTTTGGTCACACCTGCAAAATCCGGCCATTCAGGTAGCCCCAGGTCGCGGCGTATCTCGTTCACAATGCCGAAACAGTCGAGTTGCGGGTATACGCGCCCGCCCTTCAGCCAGGTGACTGAACGGTATTTATCAGGGTTAAACATTGGGATTCCTTAGCTGATATAACGCAGTCCGGGGAATACAGGGAGCGTGTAGCGGTATCGCGGCCAGGCGGTATCGAGGATATTCATGTAGCCCGCAGTGATCTGCACCTCTGTCGCCGTCCAGGAGCCCGACTTGATTTTCAGCGTATACGGCACTTCCGCAGGGGCCGCTAAATCCGTGGAGATATAACGCCGGTACGTCAGAAATGCAGACAGACGGTTAGCCAGCGCATTGCGGATCGCCGTGGACACAACACCATCGATATTGCACAAGGCAAATTTGAGGTCCTGCGTGCCGTCCGCATTGCGCGCCGGCAGCGCAATGTCTATCGCACAGGCGGTAAACGTTACGGTATCGCCGTTCTCCGTCGTTGCCGTGATGTTCTCGTAACCCTGGCAAAGGTAGTGAACATCAGAGCCAATGGTGATCTGCAGCGTTTCAATGATCACCTCCGGCCCGCTGCTGGCGTAGAGGCGTTTAATCTGCGTCATGCTTCGGCCACTCCTTATTCAGCGCAATATCCAGCAACGAACTTCCGACGATCCATTCCGGGTAATGCCCCCATCCAGACGGTGGCAATGGGCGCTCCCAGAGTTCTACTGGCGCGGTATATCTCCAGTAAAATCCGCCTTCTGGCGTGGGGCCTTTATAAATATCCGTGAAACGACACACGTAATTTTTCAGCCCTACAGGCGTTAATAACGGTATGTTGAACCACGCCGCCCCATCTGATAACTCATCCCGAAACCACGCCTCAAAAGCCTGCGCCTGGGCGTCAGAAAAAATCCAGGCCAGATCTGTTTGGGTTGGTGTCGAGGTGTAGGCACGCCGCTGTCGTGCCCGGCCAGTTACCATCTGAGTCCGTTTCAGAGGAGATACAGGAGTTAAACCAAAACTCTCTTTAAGCGGTCCAGGCAGGTAAGCGGAGGGGTAATAAAGCGTTGTGGTGATAGCCATCAGCTAATTTTCCTCCCCGAGGTAGTTTTCCCCATCAGAGCCTTATGTAAATCACCCTGACCGCTTGCGACTGAGTTAACCGCCTTCCGGTATCCCCTTTCTGCCCCCTCATCTGCAGCTTTACGGACCAGCGCCAACGTTGCATCGGAAGGGTTACCATTGATGGGAATAGTGATCGTGGGAGAATAAATAGTTCCACCACCGGTTGACTGTGTAGCGACTCTATCCAGCGTGGCATCCAGTTTTGCGCTGGTCGCTGCAGTGGTCACCCGCTCTCCTTTTTGAAGTAACCAAGTACCAGTTTCAGGAACTGCATCAATCCCATCGTGGGCCATGCCAGAAAGGGAAGCTGCAGAAATAGCAGCAACCATAGGTTCTGTTATAGCCGCTGCAGCAGCCATCGCGGCTGGAGCTAATCCCGGTCCGACAATTGGGATTGCGGCAGTTGATGCGAAAGCAGCAAGTTGAGCCTGTAAGGCTGTAGCCTGAGCATTAGCGATCATTGAAGGAATAGCAGAGGCTTGGGCACTTTTATTAACCAGCATCTGAACACCTTGATATACGATCCATTGTGCAGCCATATCAACCAGAGCTTTTATCACTGACTTCCCGAGGTCTGAAAAGATTCCTTTTATTGCTTCACCCATTGATTCAGTACCGCTGATAACATCGTATAAATGTTCAGAAATTGAATCAGTTGCAGAACCTAATATTGATGTCATTGCATCAGCCGCTTGCTGATAATAATCAGTTGAACTATCCGCGAAATCAGATAATGCGCTTGATATGCCCGATTCCCAGTCATTACGTAAACCATCAGACTCATGATAATAATTTTCTTGAATCTGCAGGCGCTCTTCAAGTGCCGATTTTAACGCATCGGTTTCAGACTCATAAAGTGACTTGGTAATATCACCAGATTGATACTGTTTTAATAAATCCGCTTGTTTATATTCAAAGTCCTGTTGAATGTTGTTTAATTCACGCATTCGGCTACGGTCTTTTAATCCCAATGACCGACCAGCCAGATCATTGTCATACCCTTGCCTTATTATTTTATTCTGCCTATCAAGACCAGAAACAAATTCAGCTAACTTTGCGTTTTCCTGATTTAGCCGTAACTCTTCTTTTTTTGAGTCAATGATTTTAGCCGCATACCGGAGCTGCTCTTTTTGCGCTTCTGATAATGCTTTTAAGTTACCACTGGTAATATCAAAGTTTACTTTTTCAAGCTCTGTTACTTCTGCAGTTTTTTTGCCTGTTGTCTCAATAAGTGCTGCTTGCTTTTGCAGATCAAGAAGCCTGCTTTTAAAAGCATTGTCGGTTGGATTGCTTTTTGTGGTTATTTTCTGATTTGATTCACCTTTTCCTAATTTATAATTATTATCAGTTGGCGACAATCCCATATCAGAAAGAAGTGATGATAACCCTTTAGCTCCTCTTTCGACTTCCTCGGGGGTCATACTTGACTTAATCGCCCGAAGAAATTGAAGACGTTTAGATAAAAACTCTAATTCATCCCTTTGCTCCTTACTTTGGTCACCTCGCTTGTTAAGAAACTCAATGCGCTGTGCAATGTCACTTTCATCAGCAGCATTATAATTGCCAGATACAGCACCTAGCCGCGACCGTGTATAGGTAGCAATAGCCCCCAAACCACCAGCAATACGACCTACGACACCGGCAAGGCTAATAGCCTCGCCTACGAGGTCTGATAACCCCTGAAGAATAGCAGGGTCGGTGAAAACATCACGAATGTCATTTAACCCATCCTGCAATGGCGAAAGGTCCACCGTAGCCAGCCCAGAGGCAATTTCCATTTTAAGGCCACGGGCACTAGTCTCTATATCCTGAAAAAACTGATTAACCTTAACGAGGTTATCAATATCTTCTTGCGGCGGTGCGATACCAAAATTCTTTGATAGCTGGATGAACTGTTTCAGCTTCTCATTGTTATTATCAAACAACGGCAGCATTTTTGACAGGTCATTCCCCAAGCTTTCAAGAATATTTGTTTTACCTGCCTGGGAAGGTATCTTTTGTAAAGCTGAACTAATAGCCAGTAACTGCTTATCAGGGGATTGCTGGGACAGTTTCTCAGCCGAGAGTCCGAGTGTATCTAATGCCTGAGCGGCCTCACCTGATTTATTCAGTACCGCATCGCCAACTTTATCATTAATGTCTTTAAATATATCTGCAATATTATCGCCGGTAAGCCCAGCTTGTTCAGCTGCATATTGCCATGCAAGTAAGTCCTGAGTGGACATCTTAAGAGATTTTGCCCAGCGGTCAGCCTCTGTTACCTGCTGTGCTGTATTTTTCACAACTGCTAAACCTGCGGCACCAATCCCTACAGCTGCAGTGGCAGCTGCTGCACCAATTGCAACAATAGAAGCACCAACTTCTTTGGCGTCTTTTTTTACTTGGGCACTCCATTTTTGCGAGGCTCTTTCAGCCTTATCCATTCCCTGAACAAATCCACCAACCTTTGCGATAAGGTCAATTGTTAATGTACCAAGGGACTTGCCAGCCATCATATTTCTCCGAGGAATAAAAAACCCGCCTAAGCGGGTTTATATTTATCAGAACTTATTCTGTTTCGGTGGCTTGCTTATTTTGCAGTCGGAGACTTCAGAGTGAGTAGTATTACTCATCTCGCTGTAAGTAGTTCTCTTCAAAACAAGTGTTGCTCTGTCAACTGAATAAGTTTGCTTATATTTTGTCGAATCCTTACGCCACGTTACCTCAGATGGCCCAAATGCAGCAGGAGATGTAAAATTTAATCCGCTTCCCATAGATGGCGACTGAAGAGATGCTGAACCATTGTTTTGGTCAAGCACAACGATAAGATCAGGCGCTCTTTCATCTAAATAAGGACAAGATAAATAAGTAATTTTTGCAGTTGCAAGGCTTGAAAAGCCTATTAAAGAAATGCACAACCCTAGTAAAAGATTCTTCATTGAGAGACCTCACAGACTCATTTCCGTTTGAGTGCCCAACAATACAATAAACCTAAGACTAGACCCAACTTTTCATAGCTTCTTCCAGAGAAAGCGGCGCTTCGTTGATGTGCGGTGCAAAGTCACTAACCTTGAACGGAGGCGTGTTCTTTGCCTTATTGATGTTAGCCAGAACAGAAGCCACCAGCGAAGCCCCCCACTCGGTTCGCATCATAACGTTAAGCTGACCATACTTATTACGGTACTTTACCCACACCTGAAACTCACGAAGGCTCATTCGCTCCTGAGCCTCCGCAATGGTCCGCCCGCCGATGCCGTTCATGACTAACTCACACCAGAACTCGTCTTCTCCTGTGAGTTCGTAGTCTTTCCCAGATCGTTGACTTCCTGGATGACGGCCAGCAAAGCAATAACGATTGGCCCATCGAGCGCGCCACGGTCTTCAGATGCAGTTCCGAGAATGTCTGCCTCAGTAAAGATTTGCTTCCCTTCCTCATCGCAAATATGGGCAGCAATACGCCCAGCCACCGGATCAGATTTTCCGTTGTACGCCAGCAGTTCAGCTTTAGTGGTGTGGTAGCCCATCGGGCGCACATAGACGGTTGCGATATGCTCTTTTCCGTCACGGCCTTTCCACTTAATTTCTTTTTCCACGGGACGGCCGGTAAAAGCCCCGGTTTCTTTTAACGTATCGAGAGTAAGTTGCATTTCAGCTCCTGAATAGAAAAGCCCGGATAACCGGGCATATTAATTACGCTGCGGCCTTCGGCACCCATACGGAAGAGCCAGACCGCTGGATCGTGGCGGAGGTCGTCACAACAGCGTTACCCTGAAAATCAAACGGGAAGTCAGAAACGTAACCCTGGAAAATGAACCAAGTGCGATCCGATGGCAGCACCAGGCCATCAACAGCATCCTCAGCGCCAGGAGCGGCGGCTGTCGGGACACTGGTTCCATCTGACCAGCCAACCGCAAAAGTTAACGGCGTCTGGTCATTCGCTTCAGCGAGGCCATGCAACATAATGTGGCTGGCGTTCGTCGGATCAGCGTTAAGCCCGACGGTTGCGGCCGCAGGCGTTTTAAGCCCCTTTTTGTAGGTTCTGGAATCCCGCTCACTCAGACAGGTATCTTCAATCTGATCGGCAGGGTTCCCGCCGGGGTTGAAACTGGTGATGCATTCAACCTCGCTGACCACGCCAGACTTGAGCACAAAAAACTGCGTGCCTTGCGTTAATACAGACATGTTTTGTCTCCATAAAAGAAAAACCCGCACAAGGCGGGTCAGTTTGGGGTTGTTGGTTATCTGGTCGTTATCCAGTCAACATCGAAGGAATAGCGGTATCGCATTGTTTCAGGATCGCGGCTTTGTTCACCCCATCGGGTGATATAGGCCTTGCCCTCAATTGCGTCACGCAAAGCGCGGGCAACGGCGATCACATCGGTGTCAGTATCACCATAGACATCAACCTGCAGAGAATAGTGATCTGCATCTGGCCGCTGGTTTAGATAATTTTCAGGGAAGCCACCTACGTTTTGCCAGACTGCGTAGGGATAAACGATATTGTCGTCCTGCATACCGAACGGATAAAGCCGTACGGGAGTAGAACCTAACAAATCCCTGACTGCCTGGCTGGCTGCGCAAACTGCAAATATTGGAGCAATCATACCGGAGTTCCTTTTTTAGCCGCCCGTCGTACAGCGCGATCGATGGACTTTTCCAGCTCCAAAGCAAAAAAGTTAATCACATCGGCATCGACCCCATTCAGTGCAGGCCTAATTATTGGCCTCGCTGCAGCATGTTCTGTGCCGAACTCCAGGAATCGCCAGTACCAGGTATCCCCGCCGGGATTACCTTTATCTCCGGCAGTGTTAAAACTTTTACCCGCCCTGCCTTTTCGGACGTTGGCCTTTGTATTGGCGTATTGCCTGGCGCCGCCCATCACCCCGACACGAAACGTTGGATCGCCGGTTCTGCGAAATGCCTTGCTGCTGAAACTGACCACAATGTTTTTGTAGATAGCCTCTTTGGTGAGAGGATCATCAACCCGCGCGGCATTATTGCGCGCTCTGTCCCTGATGACGTTTGCCGCTTTTCGCAGCGCTGCACGACCGGATTTATCGCGAGTGACCTGTGAGACGGCATCCAGTTTCCCCAGGACGGAATCGAGGCCGGTCAGGTTTACTTCCACGCCATCAGCCATCGTTATCCCCCTCTGAACAAGGCAGTGTCAGGTATTCCCTGCCGCTCCGTGGATCAGGTAAAACGCCCTCAATGTTGTAGATGCGGCCACGAAACAGGATCCGATGTTTGCGGGTAACACCCTCACGGTAACGAATCGTTATCCGGGTGGTAACTTCGCCCTGAGAGGCCTGGGCGGCGATAAACTCACGTGCGGATAAAGGAGCGACTTCGGCCCAAAGGGTTGCGACATCGCGCCAGGTATTAATTACGGCTCCCGTTGTCGGGTTCTGTTCTTTGACCGGTTCCTGCAGGGTGATCCTGTGACGCAATTTTCCGGCCTGCATATCACCCCCTGGGTTTCCCGCTCAGATAGGTTTGCTGCTCTGGCGCCTCATCGAGATCGCCGGCAAGCGACTGGATAATTACATCGGACAGGGCGACGTTAGACTCAGCCAGGCGGTTTATCGCTTCCGTCTGCTCTCGCTGTGCTGTTGTTTGTTCTCTCAGCGCTGCTATCAGCGCGTTTACCAGTTGCTCGTTCATAGGCTATTTTCGTCCACTTTTTTAACCACTCACGCCGTTTAGCACATCCTGAGCAGCCCATTAGTTCCACCTCCGGTGCCTAATCAGCAGCGCCTCAACGCCCAGCGGAACTTCCGATAGGTTCTGCGCTGCCGCTTCGCGGTTCGCATACCAGTGTCCAATCAGCAAAAGCATTGCCGCCCAGATGCCGGAAGTAAAAATAACCTCACGGGGCTGAGTTTCCCCTTCCACTGGCGGCGTTAATGTTTCGACCAGCGCACCGTCGCAGAACCGCTCAACATAATCGACGGAGGCCGAAGCATAGGCAGCAATAAGCGTATCTTCGTCGTCACCATCAACCTTCAGATGCGCCTTTATCTGCGCCAGCTGTTCCTCGCTTATTTCCACCTTTACCCCCTGGTTTGGCTTTAGCAGGCTCCGCAGAACCAGAGTCTGTTGCCTTTTCCGGCTCAACCGCCTCGGCCAGATGCAGTTTCACCAGTACTTCGCCGATTTTTTTATGCACCTCGCGGATTTCCCCCTGAGATACCGTACCTAGGTGATAATGCGAGAACATACGGAGAGCTTTAATTTTCATCTCATTTACGCGGCCATTGCTGGCCGCGCCCTTTTGTTATGCACCAGTGCTGACAGCAATATCACCCGTCACAATCGCTGCCGGGCGATAGTGGGCCAGCGCCAGGCGCTCTTCGCAAAGGATGGTCAGCATGTTTTTAACGAAGTTATCGCGGTCCTGGTTGCTGATCTCGATGGTGGCATCCATCCGATCCCAAACCTGCGACGCCAGGCCAAACGCGCCAACGGTGAATTTGCCTGCCGTCTGCGCTGTGGTCGACACCACCGGAAGCCCCCAAAGCACTTTCGAGGCAAACGCCTGCGGGCCACCGAGAATGTAATTGCCGTTAGCGTCCTTCAGCAGGGCAATACGGTGCCAGTCCGCCGGGTTCAGAATGATGCCGTCTGCTTCGAACTCACTCAGCGATACCTGATAGATGGCGTGTGCCAGAACATCAGCGCCAGTATCTCCGGTTGCGTTGAGTGTGGTTTCGTAGTCATTCGCTACTACGTTGAGCCCCTGCAGGTTATCGCCGGTACCGTCCCCGTTCAGCATCTGGTTCTCTTCCACCAGTGCCAGTCCGTACATCATGCGGGAATTGAGGTAAGACTCGAGCGCCGGGGCATCATCCATGATCTGGCGCGATGCCTGGATCCAGTGGGCGATAGTTTTCACGTTCGCCGTTTCTTTGGTGAAGGTAATATTACTTTCCGGCTTGAGGGTACCTTCTGCCACTGGTGCTGCAGCGTTGGTAAACACGTTTTCGCGCACGTATTCCAGCGCGTTACTGGTGATACGCCCCTGTGCCAGCAAGTCACGCACGGTCAGACGGCGAAGACCCGGCATAAGAATACCCGGCAGCTGCTGCGGCTGGACCAGGGCGCCTGCCGACGCTGCGCCGGAACCAATCGCTTTATCAAAACTGGTGACTTTCGCTTTGGTACGCGAGCCGTCCCAGCCCTTCATCAGGTCTTCAGATACGCGCTGAGCAAATGACTTCTGCGCAGTCTGATCAGGAGAGTTTCCGGCCAGTTTCTGCTCAAGATCGAACAGGCGGGTGCCGGTGGCTTTCAGTTCTTCCTGTGTTTTCGTCAGATCGATCTGCAGCTGCTTGTTGATTTCACCGGTCTGGTTGATGGATTTACGCTGTTCTTCGATAAGCTCCTTTACTTCTTTTTGGGAGTTTTCGATAGCTTTTTCCAGTACAGATAATTCAGACATGTGTTACTCCGTTAAGGTGTCCGCAGGTTAGCGGCAAATGAGTTAATGCGCTGTGCCAGCGCGTCAATGTCGTCGCTACCGAACTCGCTTCGGCCTGCAGACTTAACACGGGCGATAAATGCCTGTGCTTCAGAACGCGAAAGCCCGACTGAATCCCTCAGCCAGGCCTCCGCATCGCGAATAGATTTGATGCTGTCGATGCTCTTCATGGCCGTTACGCCAGCGAGCTCGTTAGCCGGGAAAGTACAGACGCTAATTTCCCGCAGGTAAGAGATGTTTTTGAAGATGAGCCCTGACGTGCCAACGGTGTAATCATCAGGCCCAACGGAAAACCCCACAGACATCCCTTCAACCGTGCCATGCTGCATGGCAGCTTTCAGGTCTTCGGCCAGGCTAAGCCCTGGAGTAAGTTGACCACGGACAAATAGCCCCTTGTCATCTTCATGCATGGCATCCCATTTACCGACCGGGATAGCACGTGTCTGGTGGTTAAAGAACATGGCCACCTTGCGACTCTGGTTAGCAATCACACCAGCGAAAGCACCTGGCAAAATAATGTCGCCATCGGCGTCGGTGTTATTAAAAACCGAGGCATACCCTTCAAATGTTCCCTTACTGCCGTCGCCGATGAAATTGATTTCTGTCTGGTCGAAAGCCAGCGTCTTCTGAATGTCAGGCATCATAGCCCCCATAAAAATTAAGCCCCGGCATTGCGGGGCTCTTTGTTTGTTCCGAGATCGGTAATGGGCACGTTCTGCGACTGCCGTGTCGCCACATCACCTCCGGGCAGCGGCGGCAGGTTATCGAGCCTTCGAACCTCGTTAACGGTCCGAATCCCGGTATTGACCATGATTTGCATAAATGATGCCCGGCTTGTTGAATCACCGCGCAACAGCCCGTCGAGGTTATGCTCGGCGTGAATGATGCCCTGTTCTGACTCTTTGACCAGCCAGCGCTCAATGCTGTACTCCCACCGATCAAGGTAGGGTTTGAGGGTATACTGGAGAAAGCCCAGGTTTTGCTGTTCAATCCCCGATCCCCAGGAGGTGGTTTTGTCCACGTCGCCGACCAGATGTGGAGGCACGCCGTAAAATCGCGCCAGTTCGGCGACCTGAAATTTACGCGCAGCCAGAATTTCTGAATCCTGAGGCGAAACGCCGATAGGTTGCGTGGTGAAGCCGCTCTCAAGGATCCAAAGCCGCTTTTTGACCGGACCACCAGCAATCTCCTTAAAGTTTTCCTCCAGCTGCCCACGCTGCTCTTTCGTCAGCACCTTGCCGTCAGTCATCAGGATCTGCGGAGACTTCGCACCGTTGGCGAAAAATTCACGCTGGTTATCTTCCATCGCTATGGCCACACCAGCAGACTTCGCACTGAACGCCAGCGGCGAAAGACCAGTCAGACCATTGAAGCCAAATCCTTTGAGATGAAAAATTTCTTTCTGTGAAAAGTCAGCGTATTCAGTGTCCCGTCGGTAGCGGTAGATAATATTTTTACCGTTATCGCTGAGCCGAACTTCCATATTGGCGCTCATCAGTGGAACCATGCTAATCACGTCACCAACACCGTTTCGCTCAACATGTGCATAGGCGTTGCCGTAGGCACATAGCTGCATAGTCATTGCTTCGCGAAACTCAAGAGCGGTCATGAAGTTGTTGGGACGGAATCTCAGCAGTTTCGCAAGGGGGTGACTGTTGTCCACTTTCGTGCGCTGATCATTTTTGGTCTGATAAACATCGAGTGGTAAAGATGCTGTTACGGTGGAGATTAACCTGATGCAGGCCCATACCGTACTGATTTGCATATTACGCTCATCAGTCACAACAGAATCACCAACCACACCGTGCGCTGACGTACCCGCCATTTGCGAGCCCTTATCGGGTGTCACCAGGCGGCCGCCGGTCAGGATAGAGGCCATGCGCGCCCAGAATGGCGATCGCGTCCGCAGGTCAATGCTGTAATCGGTATCTGCCATTTTTACACGCTCAAAAAGTTGTAAATGAAATCATTAACGTCACCCTGCTCCTCTACCTCGTCACTGGTCTGCGCGCCAATAGACATCGCCAGCGCTACCATGCCGTCGATACGTCCGCTCGACTTACCTTTCACAAACTTGCGGTTACCGGCAGGGTCAGTGATTACCGTGGCGTTTTTGGCGCACATTTCGAGGATCGGATGATTGCCGTGCTTCAGCTGCGCACCGAGCAGTTTGGCTTCCAGCTCCCTAAGAGCAGGCGACATGGAAACAAACCCCTGACCGAACTCTACGAATCGTTCGAGCTCCACATCGGTGAAACCAGCATCGATGAGATGCGGGCGAAGGAAGCGCATGTTATAGCGGTCAAACGCCAGCGCCCTGACGTTACAGAGATCAAAAACGCGCCGCAGCTCCCTCGCGATAAATCCATACTCGATAGCCTTACCAGGTGTCGTGTTTAGCCAGCCCTGCTTCGCCCATATGTCATAAGGCACACGATCGTTACGCGCCTTATCTGCCAGCCCTTCCTCCGGTAGCCAGAATTTACAGTGCACATCGCCCTGCGTGGTGTTCAGCACCAGTGCGGTCAGGTCTGACACGCTGGAAAGATCGAGCCCGCCCCATACGGTAGCCCCCGCAAGTTCGCCGGGTTCCTCCTTGTTCATATGCCATACACTCTGGCTAACGAACGGGCTTTTCGCTTCAACCCTGCGGTTTAACACAAGGTTCTCAAACTCTGCCTGGCGAGACGGCAGGCGTTTCGCACTGGCGGCCATATCCAGCACTTCTTTCTGGTTCATGAACACATCGAAGGCCGGGTTTGCCAGCCTGATGGCCTCGACAGAAAAAGGATCGATATCTTCCGGCGCGGTCTGAAGCCGGACCACCGTCCGGGGATCGGCTCCGGTCAGGCCATCATCAATCAGCAGGCTAAGCAGGTCGCTCGCATCGGGCGCCTGGGTGCTGATGATTATCGAAATAGGGTTATCCTGTGCAGCGGTGGCGGTTTCCAGCGCTTCATAAAGCGGGTCTCGCGGCCCACGAACCTGGCCCAGTTCGTCGTGTGCAACAAATCGCGGCGAGAAACCATAGGCCGTGGTAGCTTCGGCACTCAGTGCGCGGTAATAAGAACCCAGCTCAGGGCAGTGGATTTCTTTAGCTGAATCCTTGATCGCAACGTACTGCATTAGTACCGGGTTCATCCGGCACATCTTCGAGGCCAGGTTAAACAGAATGGCCGCCTGGTCGCGTGAGCGTGCCGCAGAATACAGCTGCGAGTTCGGTGCAGCCTCGGGCCCTACCAGGTAGAGCAACATCAGCATGGCGGTTTCCACCGTTTTGGCGTTTTTTCGCCCGCGACTGATGATTGCGCGACGTGTACCATGCTTGTTGTCGAAAATGGCTCTGAAGTCATCCTTCATGAACTCAGCCATTTTCAGCGGCTGGCCGACAAACTTACCTTCGGGAATATAAATATTTCTTTCGCACCAGAGGATATTCCTCTCGGCTCTTGTCAGAGTTTTTTTAGCCATCGAAGAGCCTTATTCAATTTCCCAGGGTTTTTTCTCCCGCGGCAGATTTTTGTTGGCGCGTCCTACTGTTTTAGGATCAGCAGTCGCCTGCCGGGTGATACGCAGTCGCGTTGCCAGTGAAGACGCAGACCGTACTTCACGTTCGCGCATCGTGAGCAATTTATCGTAGCGCTTCAGCCCGTCATCCCGAGTCAGCCACTCCAGCTCAAACTCCTCGATCTGAGTGGTTAACAGTCTCGCCTGCACCACATGCCGACAGTACATTTCCATCATGTCGCGATGTGTTTCAGTAAAAGAGCTGGCCGGGTTATCGTTAACCAGTCTGATCCAAACGTTTATCTCTGGATCGCTAAGGTGTAACGAGGGCTGCAGCCTGCTTTCAGCCAGAGCCGGAAGCGACACAGCCGTCGTCGCGGCAAGAGATTTTCTGCCTCGCTGTGCCATCGCTTTTTTCCTTTTTTTCTGGACGTTTTTGAAAAGAAAACTGGGGGCGCGGTCTTTTTACGATTACCGCCAGAGTTTTACCCCTCCCCCCACCCTGTCGGGCTGATAATGAGAAAAGCTATCATTTCTCGATGATCCGCAGGTTTTCACGAGGAGGGCTGGGGGGCTCCAGGCGCTCACCGACACCGACAGACATTGTCAGGATGATCGTTGGTAGCGTCTCGTTTGCTGTATGACTGAAGGAGATGGAGGATGCAGAAAGAAAGCTCACACCGTCAATACTCAGCTCCACCAGTTTGCCATCCCGGTATTCAATCTTCAGGTCTTGCATTGCGGGCTCCTGTTACCAGATAACGCGGCCATCATTGTCGAACTCAGTAACCGTTCCACCCTTCTCCATGCGTTGCTTAACCGAGTCGTGGCAGCGCTTGCATAGCGACTGAAGATTGTCCGGGTCGTGGAAGAGGGTTTCATCGCCCTTGTGAGGTTTGATGTGATCAACAACGGTTGCGGATATCACCTGATTTCGCCTGAGGTGAAACTCGCAAAGTGGCTGCTTCTGAAGCTGGTGATAACGCAGCCGGTACCACCGTTTAGTGTTATAGAGATGATGCCAGGGTGAACTTGACGCCATATTCACTCCAAAAAAAAGCCACCTTTTAAACGGTGGCTTTTCGAGAAGATAAATGTTTAACCGAAATACTTCCTGATTGCAGCGATAATTCTTTCATCCGCTACATTACCTGAACACTTCGCAATCAAATATTCTTTATCATCAAGAGCAAACGTTTCAATCGGCATACCAAGCTGTGCACCTTGGTCTCCGTAATAAGTCACGTAGTTATCATCATCTGCGACTGAAATAAGATCTACCTGATCACCTGGAAGCAACGAAACGACCTGTTTTGACATAAGCCCTCCGATTTGTAAGAGCTTTAACATTATCACAGGCACTCGATAAATGCCTGTTGTAATGCCTTAGCTCGCCTGTTCTGCGATGGTATCAAACAGCGCCAGCGCCTCGGTCGCTTCCTGGATGGCCTTACGGGTCTTCGAGACAATCTCACTTTCAGTGAAGACGCGATCGAAAGAGTCAGCGAATAGCTCAGCTTTCAGATTGCTATCACCAACCCAGTCAATGGCCAGCTTGGCCGCTGCGGTGTCGTAGTTAACTTTCTTGATGATATCCAGGCGGATTTGCTCGGATGCGGTGATCTCGGACATGTCTTACCTCTGCTTTTTTGCACATAAAAAAGCCTCGCAGGTGCGAGGCTTAAAAGATAGTATTCATAGACAAAACTTAAAGGGGGGTGTAATGCTCCTTTAACACCTTACACCAATGCCTTATAGTTCTAGATCTCCTAGACACGGTTTCGGCACTTAAAGAATGGCACTGCTCTAAAAGAAAACCTTCTGCAGTTTCCGGTTCTAACTGAGAGAGATTTTCAACACCCGCCCAATTTATCCAAGCCCAACCTATATGACTGGTTTCAAAACATCTCGCCGCAATCTTAAGTTTAACATCGTCTTCTGATTGAATTAACTGCTGACCAAATGATGTTACCTTACTATTATTATCAAGGAACCCTAATACCTTAGCGGCATGAATATAATAATATATATGGCGCTCCTGCAGACCTGTATTGAACTCACTACAAGGTTCACCACGCCATTTTACTTCAACGATATTAAAAACTCGCTCTAAGGTATCGGCTTGCGGTATCTGGTGACCGCTAACAGATAGCATTGATAACTTATTAATATCTTTTAGATAAAAATCAGCCCCAGCCTTTGTCAATACAAAAATTAATTCACCAGTCTCGTTGCTTCTGAGCTCCATGTTCGTACCGGAAGAAACAACTGCCTGAAAAAGATTTGATAGTGATTGAATATCAATCCTGTTTTCATTAATGAAATCAATTACATTAGCTCTTGCTTCTATCAAAGCGCTTAAAGATTTTAACAATTCTTCAAACAAAGAAAGCTTCTCTGCTTGAAATGAAATTATGAACGATCCTGGGCGAGCATCAACTGGACGTAATTTGTCTTTAAGGCCATCTAAATCCAAAAGACTGTTGTATAGTTCGCTAAATCTGTCGCATACGCTTGAAACATTGCCTAAAACAAGATTACCTTCACTTTTCTTAGAGCTTTTTTCCAAATGTATTTCATGCGTGGAGTATTTTATTGGTGCGCCAATTCGTCCATTGCCAAGAACGGGTACAACTGAGCTAATGAACAATCCACTAGCAGGTAACTTAAAATTATTTAAGTCTTCTGCATACAAAACATCCCAAGCAGGAGTCTCATCTCTATTGTAAGGAGCCTGAACCTTGTAAAAAAAACTTTGTTCAAGCGCAGTAAGAGCCGAGTGAATATCTATTCTCTTTCTTTCAATTAGCTCAAGTTTAGTTGGTGATACCGGTATGATAAACCAACTATCTGAATTTTCATCTTCAGAGATCCAATACACTACGTATAAAGAGCCAACTTCATTTTCTACTGAAAAGAAACGAGGCTCTTCAAAGAACTCATACACTCTTTTATAAAGCAGTGTTCCCAACATAGTTTTGGGGAGGAAGATATTACTCATTCTCCTTCTCCCACACACTCGAAGTGTTCATGTATATGGCTATTAGTTCTAAGCCAAATTGTGTAATGAGCAGGATCAGCAAACGTTTTTTTCATAACACCCATTAATGGGGTTACCTGACCTTTAGCAACCAAACGGTTGCCCAATGCTTCAGGGAATTTGGCTTTTGCATCATTGGCACCTCTCATTTCAGAAAAGAAAGAGGTTCCAAAAACACATATTAAAGCCTCACCTTTACATTTTTTGTGGCGATTCGGGTACTCTTCATGCGTAGAGAGAAAACATTGTGCTGTAGGGGGGCTTACTCGAACTAACCGAAAAAATTCCCCCTCAGCATCCTCGGCTGTCTTCGGTGGTACGCCTTTAGGAAAAAATTCAGGCCATGCATCCTGAAAAACTTCTGCTGCGGCTTCTGACATAAAAACCATCCCGTGTAGTCAAAAAAATCTGCCAACACGTTATTGATTGATAGTTAGAAACTTACATTTTTTGCTGGCATCATCAGCAATATAGCAAAAAAATATTTATTGTGAACACCAATTTGCTCTCAACAACTTACCGCTCCAATAACTTGTTAATTAGCACTTTTATCATTCATATACTTAGCACAGTTAATCTGCGCCGCTTTGTTATGCACCAGAATGTCGCGCTTGGTCTGCTTATCCAGCACGTCGATATCGTGGTCAGTCAGGTAGATGATCCGCACCCAACTGCAGGCCGTATCAACGACTACCGGGGCGGGTAAACTTTTCGCGCAGCTCCCGATCAACATAGTCATCAGGCATATGGCTAACAGTCTGCTGTACATCACTGGCCCCTTTCACAACTTCCGCCTTACGTTGTGCCGCGGCGACGGTGGCGGCGGCATTCTCTTCGATACGCTGCAGCTCGGCTTTGACTTCTGCCTTACTGGTCCCGCGAGCATGGCCGATACCGAACGCGCCAGCTATAGCGCCCAGGATGACAACCACCAGCCCCGCGATAATTTCAAAGCTCATTGCTGCGGCTCCTTCAGTTCTTCGGCCTTAGCTTTCAATGCTGGCTGGCGTACGTATTGCGAAAGCACCGCCAGCACCACCAGCGCAGGGCTAATCAACGCAACAATGTTTGGAGGCAGAATGTTTTTGATATCCGGCGGCAGCATCGCCCAGGCGTGCAGCGCAGCATCCGGGAACGACTGCGCCCACATGCCAACCAGCGCACCGATAGCCCCCAGCTTTACAGACCACGTTTTCAGCAGCAGGCTGGCATGGGCAACGAACTCCAGCCGGGTATATTTGCGCATAAGTAACAGAACGAGCACAGCCACCAGCACAAGCAAAGCGAAAATAATCATCTTCACATGACACGCTCCTTAACCCAGCCGTAGAGAAAATCCTCGTTGGCTTCGCGGCCCTCCGCCAGTTCGAGGTATCTGGCACCCTGGCTGCAGTTCAGCGCACGCAACAGAACCTGTTCACCCTCTTTCCCGCGGGCTGAAAGATATCCCTTAAGCGCGGTGATGGTTCGGGGGCCAATGGCGCCATCCGGGATCAGATCGGGGTATAGCTTTCCGCGCATGTTTAGAGCAGTGAGCCAGCGCTGGAAAAACTTACTGGCGACAGATGGCCCCATGTTCACGCCAGTGTCGCAAAGCTCATCCGCCAGTAAAGTAGACAAACTCGCCACCTGGTCAAACCGGGGTCCGGTCCAGTAATCGCTCAGCAGGATTTGCTTTGCTGTTTCCCTGGACAGGTTTCTCATATCACCGGTGTAGCCATGTGCACGGGCGGTGGTTTGCGTGATGCCCCAGCGGGTTGGCCCGCCTTTATCAGAGGGGTGATCGACATAACCCCCCTCTTTTCCGAGGATCCCATCGATAATCTGGTCTGCTTTCATTGTGCTTTCACTCCGGTGATTCTTTCCCAGAAATACGTGAGCGCTACGGAACCCATAGCACCACTGATACCGGCAGTGGCCAGTATCATGTAAATACTCAGGCCACCTTCAATGCTGATGAGCCCACCAATGACCCCGGTAAAAGCCGAAACCACAATCTGCGCAAAAGCATTTATCCAGCTCCATTTCGCTTTGCCCTGCTTCACATCCATCAGGAATCGGACAAGGCCGCCCCAGCCAGCAATGATCAGCAGAGCCAGCCAGGTGATTCCGGCCATGCTTTCTTTGTCTTGCATATGCTTTGCCATAGGTTCACCTCCGGGTTAACGGGGTGCTGTGTGTTTGAAAGGGTCAGGCCCATCGGGCTGATTTAACAACGAGCCGTATCGAAGATGATTCCCGTGAACCTGAAATGAAAAAACCCCGCCGAAGCGAGGTTGGATAAAAACAGTTGCTTAATTTCTTTTAAATTAATCCTTCCTCTTTAAGAAAGGAGAAGCCTTTTGAAGTAATAGAAGTGGCGATCCAATGAGAATCAGCTTTTGACTGCACTGCGGTAATGTATCCCAGCTGGTATAGCTGTTCTATAGCCGAATCAATTTCGTAGGGATGCTCAAAAGGGAAGCTGGTATGTTGGACCGGCACTTTTAAGTTGGGGTCCGTCATGAGAATCATGATTTCTTTTTGACGCAGGGTAATAGCCATGTCTAACTCCTATTTGTGGGGTTAACACGTATTTTACCATGCTTTAATGGGCCATCTTGGAGTGGCTATTTTTCGCACAAAACCCGCCTTTAAGCGGGTTTTTTTTGGTTCTGCTGCTCAGTTCGCTTTAACGTCCCGAGCCTATCACAATTCAAGCAGTTTCTGGCTCACTTTGCAAGTAAAATCTGTCGCCATTTGTGCCGAATGCGTCACACATTGGTGCGTATAGCATCGATTCTGCCAAACTTATCCATGCATCAACTCTTCGCCTGCAGGTCATAAAGCACCAGTCTGGATGCTTTTCATAAAGCTCTTCCGCTATGCGGCGTTTGCTCTTCCGTAACCGGTAATGCTCCACCAGCAGGTAATACAGCTCTTTGTAACCACCCGTAATAAGGACTGCCCCCAGTACCTTATCAATCAGCAGTCCTTCATCGTCTGTACAGAAGGCCAGGCCGCTTTTGTTTTTCCCCGCGAGTATTTCACGAAAAAACGCCTCAAGCTCTGGCTTCGAGATGCCAGACTTCTTCATCCTGCGTAATGCTTCGTTGATGGCTGTTTTAGTGACTTTCCCGGAAGCCAGTAACTGGTTAAACATATTGCCGCCACTACCGCCGCTGATGTAGGACCAGCGGCCCCACATGCGCAGCTTCCCTTGAATCCAGATGGCCTCCAGCGTTTTCAGCCTGACCATTTCACCAGCTTTTCCAACCTCGGACGGGTTAATCATTATGCGTTCTCCACTATGCCAGCACGCCAATTGCCAGCGAACGATCCAGAAATCGAAACAGCAGCTCCAGCTGTGAGCCGTGCTTCTCCTCAAATGCCACGGTGTCAGCGTGCAACTCGTCGTGATGCGCTCTGCAAAGCGGCAACACAAACAGGTCATGCGCTTTTGTTCCCATTCCACCTTGTCCGTGGCCTATCAGGTGATGGGGATCATCTGCTTGTTTGTTACAGCAGACACACGACTGAGACTTAACCCAGCGCGTCCAGCTCTCGTTTACCCAGCGGCGGCGCTTTGGTCGCAGCATGAAAGATTCCGGCGTTTCAGGATCAACGCGAAGACCGAGAATCTTTTTCTGCACCACTTCGCTCGCCGCTGGCTCCGGCACAATATCGCTCTCCTTCATCACTGGTTGATGCTTTATTTCCGGCAATCGCAGGGCTTTCCGGGCCAGCGATTCAGGAATGACGTGCGCCAGATTGTTTATCACCAGCCACCAGCACAACTCCGGGATCGTCAGTTGATGGTCTTCGTTGAACCCCAGCTGTGAGCGGATGACCGTTATCAACCAGGATACCAGGTTCTCACGCGCAATGCCTGCCAGCGTCTCTGTGTACTGATCACGCACCAGGTTATCGCAGGCCCAGCAAAGGCGGATGCTGCCAGGCTCATGCCGGAACAGCGTAAAATTTTCGCTGTGCCATGAGCCGTGGGGATACTGGCATTCAAAACGACGCTCCAGCTCGGCCTCCAGCGAGCTGATACCACCCGCGCGCAGAATGACGTCTTTGTTTTCGAATACTGGTTTCAAAACCGGGTCTTCTGCCAGTGGCTGCGTGGCGGGAGGAATGGCGCCGGTTGCGTAGTCGCTGTATTTTTCCGGTGCAGGCTCAATCAGTACCCGTCCTCTCCTGAACATCGGCATGAGATCAGCACCTGGGCGAAGCAGAACAACGCCCATGCGTGGGGCAATCTCAGGGGTTAGTAGTGCTCTCATATCATCTCCACGTCAGGCAGCTGCACGAAAACGACGGATAGTGATTTCTACTTTCCCTTTCTTCACGATGTTCCCCCACTCCACCAGCATGCGCTTAACCTGACTGTCGTCTTCCCAGACGCCTGTTAGAGTCAGGGCATCGAACAGCGCTTTGTTGTAGTTATCGATATCCCGACGGCGCTGATCCGGCGGATACAACACAATGTGAACCTCGGCCAGATCAGAGGATGGCCGGGGAACGGCCCGCAGTTGCTCAATAATCGCCGCTCTCGCTGCCTGCTGGAACTTGCGCCCTGTCTCGCTAACCAGATGCCTGCCTTTCAGCGGTCCCTTGCTCGGGGCGCGCCAGTAACTATTTACGCTCGGTGGAAATGGTAAAGTCAGTTTCATTTAGCCCCCTTAAAGGATCGCTACAACGTCTTTTGCGACTTCCCGCGTACTGCTTTTGCAGGAGATCGAACGGCGCGCGTTGATGAATTGCAGGTTAAAACCATGCTCCCGGTACAGGTCGAGAACCTTCGGTGCGGATGAGTTAGATATCACTACCCGAGCCCCACGGTGAAAGGCTGATACGCATTGCTTCGCCAGGTCCACCTGGTTATCCCAGCTAAAACCACCAGCGGCGTAGGCGGTGAATCCGGTTGTTCCCGGCATCGGTTCGTAAGGCGGATCGCAGTAAACCACATCCCCTTTCCCGGCCAGGCTGATAGTTCGGCGGTAGTCAGCGGTCATGAATACGCAGTTATGCGCCATAGCGACGAAGGATTTCATTTCGCCCAGCGGGTAATACGGCGCCTTGTAGCCTCCCCAGCCCACATTGAACTTGTTCGCCTGGTTGTAGCGCATCAGGCCATTGAAGCAATGCCGGTTGAGATACAGGAATGCAGCTGCGCGTTCAGTAGCATCCAGCGTCTGTGCGTTGAACTCGGAACGGATCAGCTCATAGCCATCTGGTGAGCGCATGTGCTCGAACATCCAGCGGGCCTTCAATTCCACTTCATCCGGCACCACCGCTAACATCTGATACAGATTAATCAGGTCCGGGTTAACGTCCGCCAGCAGGTAATCTGCGTGCTTTTCGCTGTTCAGGAATACCGACCCACCACCAACGAATGGCTCTATCAGGCGTTTCCCTGCCGGAATATGCGCGAACAGGTCAGCCAGCTGGGTATACTTTCCACCAGCCCATTTGAGAAATGGCTTGCTCATGTGCGGAACCCCGAGTTCTCTGGCAATGAGTAATCAACCCCGTCGAAGCTGGCTCGCGAAATGGACGACTCCTGGCGGGAGCTATTGAGTGGAGCAGATAGTTTTAACGACAGCTCATCCCATTTTTCCCGAAGCTTCGACGGGCTGAGTACGTTTTTACACCAGAACGAATCTTTGTTGGCGCGCTTGAACAGTGAGCAAATTTGCTTATGGGTTCTCCCGTCCTGCATCACCATCAGGCGAACCTCATTCGCCCATGCGGTCCAGTTTGGTTCTTTAGGGCGAACTACCTCACCATCACTTTCAGCCGCCAGTTCGTACATGCTGATAATTTTTCCCCAAATGAACTCGGCGCAGGTTAAATCGTCCTGGCTGCCCCACTGCCGCTTTGCCGCGCTGTACACCACCGCGTCAGGATGTCGTGACAGAAATTCATCTGCAGAGCCCTGTTCGTCCGGTTGCGAAGCGTCCGGACAAGAAGGATTTATATCTGATGGATCAGTAGTTGATTTTACTGACGGATCCCCACCAGATTCTGACGGGTCAAAACTGGTTTTTTTGATGGATTCCGACGCCTCAAATTTTGAGGGGTCAATTTTTGACGCATCAGATTTTGACGCATCAGATTTTGACGCATCAGATTTTGATGTGTCAGAAACTGACAGGTGAGAAAATGCCGCTTTCTGTAGTTTGGAAACGTTGAGCTGGTAGACGTTCGATGCATTACGGTTGCCGTTGCGGCGCTGTGTGCGAGTGAGCCACCCCTCTTTCTCAAGTGCAGCTATCGCCGTTCTGACAGTACTTTCACCAGTGCCAATCTGACGGGATATGGTCGCAATAGAAGGCCAGCAAACACCCTCATCGTTGCTGAAGTCAGCCAGGCGCGCCATGATTGCCACGCTGGATAGCTTCATCCCCGAAGATGCACAAGCGTCCCAGACGTATCCTGTTAATTTAGTGCTCATGATCGTCCTTTATTTCTCTGAATTTACGTCTGAATTGCTCGAGGGGGCTAAAGCATTCATGCTCGTACCCTTCACGCAGGTATATAACGCGCTGTGTCTGGGGCTCCCAGCGTATGACCCTGACCGGGACACCGTAGTGATCTCTGAACCATCGGTTGAGCTCTCGCATACTTCCTCCGCCTGGCCGTTAAAGTCCCCTACCACCCACTGAGCAAACTGGTAGCAGACAGGCTCGAACCCGCCTGGTACTCTTACCCCATACACGAACTGCACCGGTCCTGCTCCACCAGGAACTGGCCGCGCTACAAGTTGCGACCTGCGGTATTGTGTTGATAAACTGTTCATGCGTTAGTAATCTCCACTGATAACGACACGCCACGACGCCAGGAGCTGCAACTCGCTGGCGTCACTTCTTTTTGCGTGAAAATAACGTGATAATTGCGGCAATCTCTTCTTCCCGAGCTGCCAGGTGGCGGCGGTGATGCACCATGATTTCTTCGGCCTCATGCCTTTCAATAACGCCATCCTCAAGTGCCTGTTCGATAATCTGATCAACCTGCCCTCTGGCGGCAGAGGTACGCATTGCCCGGCTAAACAAGTCCACGCGATCAAGCTCTTCCAGGTGTGGAACATCCACCAGCAGAGCACCACGACGGCGGGCGAAGTAGTCTGCCAGTAGTGACGTGTTGGAAATGTCTTCCATCGCTTCCAGCTCCGATACTTCAAAAAATCGACAGCCGTTTTTCTCGTAGAGGTTGTTGTTGAACTGCGTCACGGTCATTCCCAGTGCGCCAGCCATTGCTTCGCGCCCACCTGGATATGCTTTGCACATCGCTTTGACGGCTTCTTTGAGGTTTGGCTCTACCATATTGATTTTCCTTTTGTAGTTACTTTCAAGCAGCTGAATCTGTAGCCTTTTGGTAAAGTTCAGGTCGAAAAACAAGCTGCCCATTAGTACGATATGCAGCTTCTGCAGCACGACCTTTTGGGATCAGACTGCCCGGTCGTTTTCGCCATTGATAAAAAGCCTCAGGAGAAACACCGAAGAAGTCTGCTGCCTTGTTGGGGGTTCCGAAGAACGTTTCTAACTCTGTTGTTGTCATACACCCTCCTAAATTTATTTAGATATTAAGACCAAAGCAAATTTAGGTCAATTAAAGCTAAGATAATTTAGTTTTCATAACATGGCGAACCACAGTGAGCACATTTGGAAGTCGTTTAAAATCATTAAGAAAGGATCGTAAGCTTACCCAGAAGCAACTGGGTAAAGTTGTTGGAGTGACAGATGTCACCATTGGATACTGGGAGAAAGACCAAAACATACCCGGAGGAGTCTCGCTGACAAAATTAGCTCGGTATTTTGGTGTTTCTGAGGACTTTCTCCTCACCGGTAAAGAGGAACTCTCCAATGTAGCGCCTGGCAACTTAGGCGCTATGCAGATCCCTATCATAAGTTGGGTTCAAGCAGGAACTTGGACATCTGAAAGTGATGCTCGTAATTTAGAGGGTGCCGTGGATTACATTTTAACAAACGGCGCTCATTCGTTTGGTACCTTCGCTCTTAAGGTACGTGGAAAATCTATGGAGCCAGAGTTCAAAGAGGGAGACACTATCATTGTGGATCCTGACTTGTGTCCAGGTCCTGGGGACTATGTTGTAGCCAAAAACGGTAGTGAATACGCCACTTTTAAAAAATACCGTGCAAGGGGTGTCAACGAAAATGGTGAAGAGGTTTTCGAATTGGTCCCGTTAAACCCTGATTTTGCTGCTTTAAACTCTGCTGTTGAAAAAATTTCCATCATCGGTGTCGTTGTCGAACACCGCCGCCAGATGCGCCGCTAATCCTTTCCACTACTCTATCAATGGTGAAAACTAAGAATATTTAGTTTATTCACCTTGACCAAAAAACTAAATTATTTTAGATTTCTTTCAGCGGTCGCGAAAACGTGTGATGCACGGAGACGACGCAGCCCAGACGATATCTGAGTGGCTTTAAAAACAGATGGGAGCAGGTGGAAGCCCGGCACACAACAGGAAAAAGCACTGTGTTAGTCAAGTGAGTTTCCAGTGCTTCAGTGCTCTTTCCGTTGTGTGGAGAACTAACGTACCGCCATTGCAGTGGCGGTCCCCCATCAGCAAGAAATTTTAACCAGCTATTCGCCCATTCTCATGGGTTGGGTTGCTGCACCCTAAATTTACGCGTTGCAGCGCGTCAGATGGAGAACAAAAGATGGCTAAGACAGCAAAACAACTGATTAAACAGGCGTACGAAATAGCCAAAACTATGCCACCAGAACAGGCAGCAATCATCAGGGAACTGGCTACCGTCCTCGATGTGTCGAATGTAGCTCTGCGCCAGACGCGCACCGAACGTGACGCCCTTCTCGCAGAGGTCAAATCCTGGGCGAAGGAGTGTGATCGTATTACTGAGCGATATACCAAGAAGCGCATAAATCTGCATGTCCTCGAAGCAATGCGCGATTTGAAAGCAATTTCCCCCACCAGCTTCCGTAACGTGGAGGCTCTCTGATGGCTAAAGACTCAAAGGTTGTATACGGCGCCAGCGGCAAAACGAACGTTTTAACGTTCGAACCTGAAAGCCTGCACCTGGTTACCGACAAAACACACCCGCTTTACGATGAACGGGTCCACCTTCCTATCGACGAAGGGATGGTTCTGAACATCAAGGAGCTGGGTGTACTGGAACCTATCATCGTCTGGAAAGACCCTGAAACGGGGCTCACCTGCGTAGTTGTAGGCCGTCAGCGCGTAAAACATACCCTGGAGGCAAATAAACTCCGTCTGAAAGAAGGCAAAGACCCACTGCTTGTTCCCGGAGTCGTTAAGCGCGGATCAGCAAATCAGATGGCTAAATACATGGTCAGCGAAAACGAAATTCGCCGACCTGATACCCCGCTTGGCCGGGCTAAAAAAATGTCAGACGCGCTCGACCGCGGGCTCGATGAGGACGACATTGCGGTGTTGTTTGGCTGCAGCGTTCAGACCGTTCGTGCAACGCTCTCCCTTCTCGATGCCACTCAGGCCGTCAGGGAAGCGGTGGAGGCTGGCACAGTCACCGTTACCCAGGCGCGTCAGCTGGCATCGCTTAAACCCGAAGAGCAGCGGGAGAAGGTCTATGAAATCGAAGCGGCAACTGCTGGCACAACCGGCCATGAAAAAGCCCGGCGTCAGCGTCAAATCCTCGGTGAGGCAAAGCCTCGCCTGAAAACCCGCAAAGAAATCACAAAAGCCCTGGAATCTGCCGAGGGTGAGTATGCGAGCGCACTCCGTTGGGTGCTTGGGGAGGCGCAATGAACTTTGAACCTGAAAATTACAGCCGGCGCGCCCTGCTCTGGTTCGCAGCTGTGATCGATATTGCCGGTTGGGTCGCTGTTTTCGTCGTGACCTGGGGTATCTGCATGGTTATTGAATGGTGGGTAGCATGAACAACGACGGATTAACACTCAACCAACTGGCAGAACGTAATGCCGCATTGGTCACTGATGTCGAGAAATTACGTGCCGAGCGCGACCGACTGGCTGCGGAAAACATGGCGATGATTCGCTTGTTGACCGACATAAGCGACAACCACGTTGAATACCTCTCTGAAGGCGAAGGAACCATGTTCGCGGGTGTGCCGCTGGATTATGTTTCAGAAATCAACATGTACGTTTCCCGCGATGTTAATGCTGAAAACCCATTCCCAGCTACCGATCGCATCTTGGCGGCCGTCGAGGCGCGCGGAGTTGAGAAGGCCATCGCTCACCTGGAGAAGAAGTTCAGCAATATCGGCGTGCAGATCATGAATTTGCAGTGGCTGGCTGATTCGCTGCGCGAGGGGGCCGACAAATGAGCCACGCTATTGATGCACATCTCACTGACGAAGTAATCAACGCCGCATTCGAAAACACTAATTTCGGGCGAGACGACTTTCGCACCATTCTGGCGGAAACCGTTATGAAGCGAGCCGTCGGTTATCACTCTGGCTGGACGGCGACGACCATTTGCACACGCCTCAAACTGCTGGGTAAACAGGAGCGGCCAACAAAGCTCGGTCTGACGTTCGCCTTTCACCACTACTACCGCCAGAGCGTCCGTGATGCGCTGATGCCAAAGCAGGGGCGTGCAGCATGACTGATATCACCGAACTGGCGCTACTCGTCAGTAAAGCGAAAGCGTCTGTATTTACCCTGGAATATATCTCGCAGTTTGAGCCTGCTGATATCGACTCCGATGACGTTGATTTGCGGTTTGAGGTAGATGGCCGAGATACCGGCACCAACGTTTCTATCGTCGATGAGTGCGGGCAGGCTGCAAAGGTTATTGGCACGCTGGTAGAGGCGCTGGAGAAGGCGCAGGGTATGGAAGCCTACTGGAAAACTCAATGCCGTGGCATAACAGACCACTGCGAGGAGTTGCAGGCGCGCATCGCCGAGCTGGAGTCCCGCACCGTGAAGCTGTCCCCTGAGCTTTACACAATCGGTGATCTAATCAGGACGCAGGACAACCGCATTACCGATCAGCCCATGTTCGTCGTTTTCCAGAAGCGTGAAATTATCGGAAGCGACGAGCACTCGCCTAGCCGAATTTGCTGGGTATGGGATGGTGAAGAGGTCAGCGAGCTGAGAGCCAAGCGGCTGGAAGCGCTTTATCAGGATGGTCGCGACACTCGCGGATATGACCGATACGCGATGCAGGAAGTAGATGAGTTTGTTACTGCCTACTTTACCGAGCATGGATGCAAAGACTACCTACGCCAGAACGGCCATAACCTGCGGTTGCCGTACATTTACGCCTGCGGCTCTTTCCGAAATAACGAATATCAGCTGGTTAGAAATTGGCTCGCTGGCATCAAGGTGGAGGCTGAGTGATGGCTATCACTGAAGGATTTTGCGCCGATTTGTATTGCGACTGTGATGGTTGTCAGTCAGGGAAAATCTATCCGCAGGGGCAGGCTGATTTTATTGGCCGGAATATGACCGACATTTCTCAGCAGGCGCGCAAAGCTGGTTGGCGCATCAGCAAAGACCGTCAGCGCTGCTATGCGCCGGGGCATAAAATTTCACGGGGAGCCAATCAATGACCAAATCAACCATAACCAGAGAGCAGTTACTCGAAATTATTGAAACCGATCACGTGCAGTGCGGTGAGGCATCTTATCTAGCCCGCATGGCGCTGGCCGCAATAGACAGCGAGCCGGTGATTGTTGTTGGCGATGATGGAGGGGATGCGCTTTCTTATCGCCGCCTTATCCAGTCGTTTGCACCAGGCACTAAGCTCTATCGCCACGCGCAGCCAGCGCCGGAACGTGACCAGGTACGCCGCGAGCACGCCGAGTGGTCACAAGCTACGTTCGGCGATGTTGGCCCGGTTGGCCCACTGAAGCACCTCAGCAAAGAAGCGCTGGAGGCTGCTGCCGAGCCTGGCGACCTGTCGGAATGGGCCGATATTCAATTCCTGTTGTGGGACGCCCAGCGCCGTGCCGGTATTACAGATGAGCAGATTACCCAGGCGATGATCGATAAGCTGGCGGTAAACAAGCAGCGCTCATGGCCGGAGCCAAAAGACGGGGAACCAAGGCTGCACATCAAAGAACGATCTCGTAAAAAAGTAGACCGCTGTGATGTTTGTACTGAAGGAGCTCGCGGTGGGTGTGGAACGTGTATTTTTAACGGTAATTTTGAATGAGGTGCTTATGACTTCTACAGACTTTATGGAAGAAAAAGAAGTATTCGAATTGCTGGGAAAGAAAAAAACAGCAGTATGGCGGTTACGTAAAGATCACGGGTTCCCCCCCCCCGTCCTCACTTATCCTACTCGTTATAGCCGCAAGGCAGTAACACGCTGGATAGAGGAGGGAGGGATTAATCGACAAATATGATAATTAGTAATTTAGTTAATCATCATCATTCAACATTTGAACAAGGCTTTCCATGCATCTCGGCAAGCCTTGCAATTCTTCATGATCAAATGATATTTTTTCTTTTTTGAGAGTGAATTTATGCGGGACTTCGATAATTCTATAAAAATCAATCGGGGTCTCTCTTTTAGAGAGAGACATCATAACACTGAAAATAGTTGTATATTTACAACGAAGCCCAAAAGTTATTTCGGACAGATATATAGATGAATTTTGCAAACCAACATCTGATAACATTCGCCACTCTTCTTCATATTTCCACGGTTTGGCCTTTCTCAAAAATATATCATGCTCTATTTCTGTCTTTGCCTTTTGATCCCCCGCTAACATCCTATGTATCTGACTAATCTTTATCTCTCTAGATTCACTTGTATAGCTTATTGGTCTTATTTTATTAGCAACACTTTCAGGTATAGAATAACCTAAGCAAAGGCCTTTATGGTTATCAGCATAGTGAGCCCACATTAGCGGACACTTATCTTTTTTTGACAAAGAAAGCACCCCTCTATTATACCCTGACAATATAATATTCCCAATCGTATTAGCTAATACTTGTTTGATCGTCGGAGCATTATATTCGTATAGTCCAAATGAAAATTCAGAATAGATACCTGAAATTATTTTATCTGTTTCACTCATGCTTAAAAGAGAAATTTTGTCAGTGGTTTTGGGACCATTGTAACGTAGGTTTTTTGCGGCCACCTTTAATTTCTTTTCAGAGTTTTGCTGAAGAAGCGTTGAAAGAATATTTCGTAACTGCTCCTCATCATTCACATCATCGAATATTGTGACTTTACAATCTAACGGATCATTAAATTGGATTGGGTTTGCAAAATACAAATAATCATCAATTATCAACTCCATACAATCATCGTTAAAACTTTTATATTTAAATAATTTTTTAGGAGTTTGCATATAGAGACCTTTGATATGTGATTAACATTAACTTAACTTTGTTTTTTTACATGCCAAAATATTTTATCTGCATAAAGTTCATAAGCTTCTTTCTGTTCCACCAGCCAATCGTGTTTGTTATACACCGCCATCACTCCCCCCAACTCATGGCCCAGCATCTTTTCGGTGACGTGAGGCATAACCCCTTCCCCTGATAAATTCGTCACTAGCGAGCGCCTAAAGTCATGTGTTCGCCACTCTGGTATATCAATTTTATCCCTTAATTTTTTCATATAGAGATTTGCTGACGAGCGATCTATAGGCTTGTCCAGTTCCTGGCCAGGAAACAGAACATCGTTTCCTGCATTGAGGAGTCTTTCAACAAAAGGTTTCACCTGATCGAACACCGGTCGACGGATAACGTTACCCATCTTGGAATGCTCTCCTGGCGTCGTCCAGATACGATCATCCATATTGAATTCGCTGGCGGTAGCCAGACGCAGCTCTGATAACCTGGCTCCCCAAAGCAAAAGCAGCTGATGAAGCACCTTGTTGGAGCTAACGATCTTGTTGTTCTCCAGCGCCAGCCAGATTTTTGCCAACTCGGTATATGTGAGAACACGGCTACCCACATCAGGTTTTTTGCCAATGGTCTTAACACTAAGCTTCAGGACTTCGCACGATGGGATCAACTGGCGGCTGATACACCAGTTCATTACAGAACGTAGTTGTAGAAGAAGCACCCTGGCCTTTTTGCTGTTCTTCTTTTCCTGCTTATCAAAGAAACGCACCCATGCAGAAACAGGAATGTTTACTACCGGAGCGTCCGGGAATTCTGTGTACATCGTGTTGTACACAACTGACTTGTACAGCGTCTGAGTGTTCGGCTTCAGCGTTTCAACATACTTGCCCCACCACTGATCCAGGCACTCTTTTAGAGTCAGCTCGCCATCTTCTTTGGCAAAATGATTTTTCGGGTTTAGTCCCTTGAGGTACAATTCGCGCATCTCACCGACGACTACGCGCGCCTCCTTGAGAGACATAGCGGGATAGCGGCCAATGGAGAGGCGAACGGGCTTACCGTTCCAGCGATAACGAAACTGGAATGTGATCGTGCCTGTGGGAGTTATGCGTACACTCAGCCCGTCACCATCTGTGACCTCAGCTGCGCCGCTGTATGGCTTAGCATTGATGCTACGGAGTTTGGTATCACTAAGGGCCAC